TTCGACAGTTCGACAAGGACATCTACCGGGGTGTTGGGATTACCGGCGGCACTGCGGCGGACATCACAGTCGCTATTTAAAATTTCATTCTTTTCCATTGTATATCAATTAAATTTGGAATCGTAATACTTCTGGTTAGCAATGTACTCTTTTACCACATCATTTTGGGTGGCGGAACCACCCAGGCAGCTATGGATGTAATCGTATTTATCAGCAGACATGCTAGACAATACAGCATCATTATATTCTACTCTGCCGGAATAGATACATCCACCTATTACTATGATAGCAGCTATAATTGTAATGGCTATTTTAGTAGCTTTATTCATCACTTTTCCTCCTCCGGCTTATATAGGTAAATGTCCATAATCTTAGTCTCGGCAATCGAGATAATTTTGTAGTCAGCTATCGTGCCTTTCATGCCTTCATCCAGCTTCTTTACGGCATCGCGTAGATCGGCAGCTTGTACTAAGACATTCGTATAGGTTTTCTTTTCCGCGCCGGAATGTTCGTCGAGAGTTACATATGCCAGTCTTGCCTTAAAGTAGGCATCAGCACTCTCTTCATTGGAAAAGAAAATCTCTGAGAAGTTTGCTTCCTTGACTGCCTTTACCTTGAAATCACCAGAGATAAAGGGAGTCATTTCGTTAATAATTCGAGCTTCCGCTTCTGTAAAACTGAGAGCGTCGACCAGATAAGGTTCATTGACCTTTTTGTTTTGCCCGTTCTCCATCGTCTTTTCGTAACGGATACGGACTTCAAAAAACATGTGCATTGCCATAATCTTGATTTTTAAGTTATTATTTATATAATTGAAAATTCAGATTAAAAAAGAAGAACTATTCTCACGAACCGTCCATCTCTTGGCCTCCTGTCAAGAAAGACCTCACGTATATAAAAGTTTTATTAAAATGAACCAGACACTTCACAGGGGTGGGACATGGGGCTTTATATAGATATATACGCATTCAAAATTCAATTTTGATTACCCGCATATTTCTTTAATTTTTCTTTAGGGAAGAGCCATTTACCGCCAATCTTGGTAGCCCAAGACAATTCACCTCTTCTCATTCGCTCATGAAGCGTAGTACGACTGATCTTCAAGTATTGACAAGCTTCATCAAAGCTATAATTCGCTTCGGAAGCATTACGACCTTCAATGGCCATCCGGAGCTCCTGGATCTCTCCACAGAGAGCTTTTACCACACTTAAAATCGCTTCAGTATCACTCATATTTCCTCCTTCTATCAGTTATCAACTGATTAAAAAAGCAAAGCTCTATTTTTTCCTTATCCTGTTGTGGTTGCTAGATAAGTACTCAAATAGAGCCGTCTGTTATATTTTCCTGTTAGTAGGTAGCAACCACGAAACCTACTTTTTACGTCTTTCTGATTGGATATTAAAAGGGAAGTCACTATATTTGCCGTTGAGACAATTTTGGTGCTAGCAAAATCACGGCTTATGTCGTGACAGCCCTTTTTATGTCCTTTTGCATTCTGCGTTATTGGAATACGGATGCAAAATTAGACGTTTTCGGGTATAAAACAAGAAAAGTACAATAAAAGTTTGCCTGAATTCGTCTATTTAGAATAATTATAAATTATAATAAGATGGAAAATCTTGTAAGACAAAGGATTATGGATATTTTTTCCGTTAAAAACACTAATCCGAGCAAATTCTCCAAAGAGAATAAGGCTATGCAAAAGAGATTATCAAGACAATTAAACGGAGGAGCGACCGTTACATTTGAGACGATTTCAAGTATTCTAGAGTCTTTTCCGGACATTTCTGCAGAATGGCTTCTCCGAGGCGAAGGAGAAATGTACAAAACTGTAAGCGATAATAAAAATAATAATTTTGATGCAAGTCAATATGTAAGCAAAGACAAGTATGAATCTACAGTTTACCTATTGGCAGAAGTTACAAATAATCTAAAAGAAACAGTTTTAGAAACCAAAAAGCTATATGAAGAAATTAATGAATTAAGGTCTCAATTAAAAACAGCCAAATCTGCTTAAACAAAAAGGTGTCTCATTTTGTTCTAAACAGACCAATTTAATACCAATGAACATTGATGACACTTTAACTCAGATTTTTACCGATTTAAAGATAATCGGGAAAATTCAAAAAGAAAATCTACTTAACAATTTAGGAGTAGAAAGTAACATGAAATTATATAGCCACACCAAAACAAGAAAGCTAGATAATTTAAGATCACCAAATGATATATTTTTAAAATTGATCATTTGTACTGGAAACGAAACTTCGAAAGAACATTTTAATTTAAAAGACTATAATAGATTAAAACACAGCAAGTAATACCCACTTAAACGTTTACATTATGGAAATAAGTAAAAAAGGAATTGCATTGGCAATTCTGTCATTAGCTATGACGGCATGCGGCCCTAAATACGCAGAATATTCATACGTTTCAGACTACACGAAGTATGTACAATCTGGCTTCTTTATATACCCAACAGGAACTGATATCAAAGAAGCATCCTACATTCCTGTCGCCGAGATACAAATGAGCTTTTATACTGGAAAGAAGACTAAGAATACTACAATATCTAGCCTTCCTACCATTGAGAGATCAAATGGAGATATAATTTATGTCCCTACAATTGATCATGCAACTGAAGCGATGGTAGAATCAGCTAAAAAATACGGTGCAAACGCTCTAATCAATTACCAAGTTACCGCTAATAGAATAAGCAGCGGAGGAGTTTATAGTTACAAAGCCAAAGGTGTAGCAGTTAAAATAGGGAATACCTCAAAACCATGATACTAAAAAGATACCAAAAGCATAACTAAAAACATCATCTTCTTCATTATCAATGCGTTAATTATCCAAACCGAGCCCCAGGCGGATCACTAAATAAAGCACAAGTTTGGGACGATTTTAAAACGTAACTACTTGTGCTTTAATTGTTTAGAGATTACAATGTTTTAGAGAACATATTTTTAGAACATACAATTTTATAAGGCTTTATACGGATTTATACGCATTTAGGATACCAAAAGAGGATACCGTTTTTAACAAATGGATACCAAAACTTTTAAAACTAAAATGCGTTATGAACAGAGTACAAATTAGGTCGATTTTCGACAGAAAAAAAGAAGCGTCTTCTAAGAAAAAAGGACTTCTACAGATTGAAATTAGGTATGAGAAAAAACGCAAGTTCATCTCTACCGGAGTTAAGCTATACAAAAACCAATATAGAGGTGGACGTATAGTCAATATTGATGATGCAGAACGCCTCAACGAAAGAGTCAATAGGCAGATTGCAGAAATTGAAGCCTTAGTAGATCGCCTAGATTCAAATAAACAAAAGTTCTCTTTTGATCATTTGGATCGGATCAATGAAGACTACATTCATGAAACATTTATCGGTTTCATGGAGAAAAGAATCACAGAGCGTCCTACCTGTGCCAGTACACAAAGGCAGCATCATAAGGTGCTTAATTTCCTCAAAAACGAATACAGGTTCCTAACCAATTTTTCGGATATAACATATCCAAACATTATCCTGCTTGATGAGTACCTTAAGAAACGGAAGGTAGACGGACATCTTATGATGCAGACTACCATACATACTTATCACAAAGTCATCAAATTGTATATCAACGAAGCTATCCGATTTGAGAAGATGCACGAAAATCCCTATAGCAAATTCCATGATAGCCTCGGAACTCCACGCGAACGGACGGTTCTTAGCCTTCAGGAGATAGACCTTATCAGGAACTATAAAACACTCTCAACGTTAGAAGCAAAAGCCAGGGACCTGTTTATCGTACAATGCTATACAGGATTAGCATATTCAGATTTGATGAATGTCGATTTCTCAAAGGCTGAACGATATGGGGATGATTATATACTAAAAGATGCGCGATTAAAGACCGGAGTTACCTTCTTTGCCGTATTATTACCACCGGTGGTTGCTATACTTGATAAGTATAACTATCAACTACCACATCTTGCATATGATGTTTATAACAGGACGCTAAAATTGGTAGCCTCATCTTCGGGAGTCAGAAAACCGGTTAGTACACATATTGGCAGGCATACTTTTGCTACAACTATAGCACTAGGATCGGGCATCCCTATTGAAGTCGTTGCCAAAATGCTCGGTCATCGAAATATAAAAACAACACAAATCTATGCTAAGATTATGCCAAAATCCGTCTTAGAAGGATTCAAGAAGATAAAAAAGGTAATATAAAACAGTAAAGGCAGCTTATTCAGCTGCCTTTTGCATTTCTTCCAATTTCTCTCTAAATCTCCGGAACATGTCAATTGTCGGGTAAAAGGTCGGATTCTCCCAGTTCTTCGAGATCATCTGAATCATCGCTTCCATATGAGCTTTTACATCTTTCACTTTGATGCATTTGTCCAAGGCTATCTCTCCTTCCGGGTAGGTCTTGTTATTTAATGTATTCTGAGCCCAGGTGAGCAGCTCTCTGATCGATTCTTGATCGTATTTGTTTTCTTCCATCGTTTTTTTCATTGTTGTTTTCATGCTCTTTTTTATTACCTCCTCTTATCTACTCCAGCATTGTTGATGATCCGGTAGATTGTTTGTTCAGACCTTACGCTGGTTTTTGACATTATCTCTTTAATCTTTTCTCCTGACAGATACAGATCTATCACCTGTTTTTCCTGCTCTTCAGTGATCTGTTTTCCGTTCCGGAGAGGGATCTCCCTTCTCCTTAAGATCGCCATCACGGTTGTCTGGGAGATGTTAGCATACGTCGCTATCTTTCTAAGTGTCCAGCCATCCTTATATTGCTGACAAACAAGCAGTTCTTCTCTGTCTGTGATGATTTTTCCTCTTTTTTTACTCACTTTTTCCATGTTGTTTATTTTTTTTGTTTTATAAAGAATTCGCAAGCAGTCTGTACGCAGATTCTTTAGCTGACAAATGTTTCTCTTCGTTTTCATCGTCATCACACCAATCCCAGATTTCAGAGTCAGTACAATGCACTGATGTACCCATACCGCTTAATACATACTGTCCGTAACCTGTTTTCTCGATAGTAATTGTCTCGTTGTTAAATTCAAACGTCTTCATGATCTTTATGTTTTTAGTTGTTAATACTTTGTTTCTTATTTTGATGTTACAAAGATAGTAATTAATGTGATACGCTCCAAATAAAACGGAAGAAATATTGTGATTCACTACATTATTTAACATTAGGGCATAAAAAATCCCCGGTTACATAACCAGGGACAAACACAAGGACGCAACCTTCGCCAAGACAGCGACAGGTATAAGCCATTCAAGGAGCCTCTCTAAGCGTTCCACAGCATGACCATAAGCAGGCGGCAGAAGTCGTGATGATATCTGTCGTCTGCTTGTTCCAGCAATATGTCAAGGTTAGTCTTCATAGATCATAGCTGTCATATACTCCCAAACTTTGCCGGCCGGAGCGTCTTCGTCGGCGAAGTAGAACCGGTAAGCGGCTTTTAAGAGAGTAGCTTCGTCGAGGACTGCACACATATCGGAATAAAACGAGTTGAATGCAACGTATTTATCCCAAGGAGTCGTTCCGCTTGGGAACGGCATGGTCTTCGTTGCTTCGAGGACTTGATCAACATTCCAGTGAGCACCGGTCTTCTTTTCTCCGGCAGCATTGGTGTATTTGATCTTATCTACGTCCATCTCTGCGAAATGCTTGTCGTAGTGGGGACCGTAGAGAGCCTCATGCTGGTCACGCATAAAGGACATATACATCTCCGGATGCTCTTCCTTGACAATGCAAAGGATCTCATCCACTCCTTCTACGCTTTTCCACATAGCCTTTTCCGAGGCGACGCCTTCAGATTTGGCCTTCTTCATCATATCGAGATATTTCATATTTTTTAGTTATAATAGTGATTTAATTTCAAGTATATCCTCGGCGGATATGGTCACTTTTCCCAGATCTCCGACGATCATATCCAGGAGAGGATGATGAGGGATGTTGGCTACGATCTCGCCTTTTCCAACGGTTACCGGGATCATTCCCAGCTTATACTCCTTGATGTCCATCTCTTTAAACATCCCTACGAATGTGTCAAAGACAGCATCCGTATCAATCATGCCTTTTTCGTCTCCAAGGAACAGCAGGGAGTTATCAATCATTTTATCCAGCTTGTCGTCGATGCGATACATGTAGTTGTTCAATCCCTTCTTTAAGATTCCTCTTACCTGCGGTTTGGCCGGGAAGATTCCGTCTATCTTGCTTTCTGCCCAGATTTGTAGCTGAGTCTTCAGGTCACCTTTGAACTGGTTGATATCGGTTACTTTCATTTCTTACCTCCTTTCTTCACTTGCTCACGTTTCATCTTTTGGTATTCGGAGTAAGGCATATCGGAGTATTTCTCTTTATACTCTTTAAAATCGTCCAGTTCTGCGTCAGCTTCTTTTTGGGCTGATTTGCGGAGTCTTTTCAGCAATGTGAGATGATTGTCCAATGCGTCCTTCCCGGCCTTACTCTGTTCTACTACCGGTCTCATCATTGCCATGTATTGCTCGTTAAGCAGCATTGAGATATGATTGCTGCTCTCTATGAACTCCTCTGAGGATGTGACCAGTTCTCTCTCCTTGTCAGTCATGCTGTCCCAAATGGAGTCTACTTCGTCCCATACTGGCGACTGGCTGCGTTGTTCGTTAGCCGGCTGGGATGCCTGCTGTTCATACATCCTTTTTTGTAGCTCTAATTGCTGCTGCATCTGTTGTAGCTCTGAAATCTTCGTATCAAAAGTACTAGGGGTAAGCGTCGGATCGCCAGTCATAAAGTAATTGTTCATAAGCTCGTAGTTAGTGGTTGATATTGGAAAGCGGCAAGCACGCCCGAAGGCGTACCGCCACTAACTTTCATTTTTTCTTTTTCTTGGGAACCGGCTTACTGCGCTGGCGCTGTTGCGGTGGTTCCTTGGCAGCAGCAACGTTGGCTGGGAAACCCAGTGACAGTCGGAGTGCTAGGAAGAGTTACCACACCCTTGATGTTGCGGCAATCCAGACGGTCTGTGTAGTTGATGCTAGCGGTAAACGCCTTGTCAATCTCGCACTGGATGAGTCTGTCCTGGTAAGGACGGATTGCGGCGCCTACGGCCACTTCTTTTTCGAGGCAACTGATGCGGGCATTCAACACATCGAAGCCGTCACGCTGATTCTTGTACAAGCCGAAGGTTGCGTTGTTCAGTTTCTCTGTCTGATTGTCGTACAGGTCACGGATTGATTTGTACAAGCCAAAATCACCGTCTACCTGAGATTTGTACAGGCCGAAGTCGCCATCCACCTGTGATTTCCACAAAGCGAATTTTTCAGCAACGTCTGTATCACGATGTGCGTACATCTGATTCAGGGTGTTTACCTTCAGGCCCCACATCTCGTTTGTCAGTGACAATTCGGCTTCGCAAGATTTGCTGTAGGCGTTGAATGCAGTCGGAGCAACACCAGAACGGCCGGCAACGGCATCGCTTACTGTGTTGATATTTACGTTTTCGGGCATTCCGCCGCCGATACCAAAACCTCTGCCACGTCCCCAAATAGCAGCAGCACCTAGTGCTGTACCAATGATGCCTGTGGCCAATGCCGCATTACCGACACTTTTCGAAGCATATTCCTTACGATTCTCGTCATGGACATACTCCTTCTCCTTGATAATTTCTTTCATTTCAGTTTCCATAAAATCTTATGTAATTATGCATACGGTCAATATTAACCGCATCACAAAGGACAGGAGAAGTGCGTTGCTATTCAATTAGTTCGTTGCAATCTCGTTGCTAATATGTTGCAAGTTTGTTGCTATGCTCCACTTATTGATCTTATGCTGGAAGTTATTACGTATTTTATTTACCGACTGCCGGGTAAGTTTTGTTAGAGAAGATATCTGACTATCAGTAAGCCTTTGGGAAAGCAAATGTATAAGGATGTATCTTGCGTCTACTGCCTCTTCCGAGTTGCTGTGGATAAGATCTGACTCACTAACTCCAGTTTCGCTACATACTGCGACGACCGTTTCTTTATATAAATCTACAATTTTCATGCTGAATAACATATAAGGTTATAAAACAAAACATCTCAAAAACTGTTGATTAAGCTATGAAGCCTCACGAACAGTCCTTGAGATGTTAGCCCGTCTGTGATTTGGTCGTCGAAACGGGTGTGAGGCTTCTTTCTCTCCTGCCTCTAACGGAGTTTATTTTATTTGTACTGATAACCGGCCTTCTACTTTACCGGATAACTTAGTGCTTAATAATCAATTAATGTCTCATTTTGTCCTCCTTTCTTAATAAACCTTTTTCCAATGGAAATTGTTATATAAATACAACTTAAACTTTTCATACCGGAAACGGTCTGTGAAGATAGTGCCGGTATTACCACATAAATAAATTATAACTTACTCCACCACCGACATACAATCCACCGGGATAGCCGTATCCAAATTGCAGGCCAAGGCCCCAGCGTTTTTGCTTCGGTTTAAGAGTGATGATTTCCTTTTCTCCGTAGACTTCCATAAAGTCAAGGCTGGGCTTATAACCGCTAACTATTGCACGGTAATTATCAGTCTTATACTCCTTGATTGTAATCGGTATAATCACCGGAACCGAGTCGCCTTCTACGGTTCTGTCGGTAGTGGTATCTACTATTATCGGTAAATACACCGTATCGGTACGCTTTAAGGTCTCCTTTACCGGCATAAGCACGATGTCAACTATAGTGTCCCTTACTCTTATCGTATCTCCCTTTACATAGACAGTCGAAGGATCGTGCGGATTACAACGCATCCACACGACCACGCATACAAGCAGGCAGACTAATATCCAAGGGAGAGATTTCATATGATACTTTCACTTGATGACCACTCCGGACCGGACAATAAAGTATTCAGCTCTTCGCCTTCGTAGGTAGGATAAGGATAGACCGGTTCCTGCGGAGTCTCTTCTTCGTCCAGTAACGGTAAGGTCATAATAGACGGGAAAAGAGTTTCATAATGAACCAGTTTCATGATAACCTGAGTACCGTCTACGCTCTTTCTCGGAACTAGGTGCAGTTCGTCGAGGACCTCTTGTGGTATCGCATTTAGATTATCTGATGGGAATACAATGTATTTCATAATTGCTTCTTATAAAATGTGAATAATATACCTAATACGCAAGGGTATTGCGTGAGTTATTCATTAAATAATTCTGCCATTTCTCGCTGATAACATTCAAATATTTTTTGATGTCCTGCAAGCGATGGATGCACGCCATCGCTATTGAATGGCAATGATTCGTAGATGCTACCACTATTGCAAATATCAGCAGTTATTTTATCATTTTGCGTAAGATTACCCGCCCAATCAACAAATCTTATGCTACCGCCACGAATCCATGAATTTACCTTTGAAATCCATTCTCTTTTTGCATCGGTGTCATATTTATAAGACATCGCACCGCATTCAACAATCGGTTTTATTCCGTGAGTTTCACAAAATTCGCAAAGTTCGGTCAATCGCTGGATGTAATCATCAGCCGTTCTCTCTTGCATATCATTAAAACCTAAAACGAAAACCACATAATCGGGGCAAAACCATTCTATATGTTTTTTCGCAAGTTGTATATATCGGTCGCGCAATTCTTCGCCACCTTGACCAACTACAACAACATCATTTTTGCCTATGGCATTCGCTATCAAAGATGCGTATTTGCATTGCTGGCCAGACTTTTCATCAAACAATGCGCCTATAACCGTATCTCCACCAACATAACTATGGCCCGTAATAAGTATTTTTGCCTTTGGATTGTAGGAAGATGAAACCGAAATATTTGTCACTTCAATATTGCCCTTTTTCAATGAGACATAAGGTGCCCCCGTTAGAATTGTGATATTTCTTGGTGCTATTGTTCGTAAATCACCAATATCATTTCGGTATGGAGAACGTAATAATTTTCTCCCAAATGTCACACCGCTTTCAATGTCGGTTATACTGAATATACCGCCATCTTCCAAAAACTCATCAAACAATTGATAAACATCACTGCCATTCCATGCTCCTTGATGCTCGTTTTTGAAAAAGTACTTATGTCCGTCATAAACACACGCATTGTATGGATAGTATTTTTCGCTTTCGCTAAAATCAGCAACATCCCCCATTTCAATGCGCTCAATTGAAAGTTTGTAATACTTACCAACTGATAGAGAAAAAGGCATATTTTCCGACCATACGTCAGTTGCCGGGATTGCCGAGGTGGTATCGCCCGATCCATCTTGTCCGTAGGTCAAAGTGAATGTATTGCCGCTTGCGCTAATCTCCGTTGTAGAACCAAACATTGACAAATACACACCAATTCCAATTATCGAATTTGCGTCATTGCATTTGAATACCATTTCGTATTTATACCTTCCCAACTCAATATCACAGTCAAACAACAATTGCCTTGCGCTTGCGTTCATCGTGGACTCGTTAAGAATTGTCTTGGGGCCTGCCAGTCCAAATTCCTTGTACCCACCAAAAACATGACCATTTCGCGGAACAAAGGTCAAGTCATTTGTAGATGTTTTTTTGACAAGTTTATCCAATTCATCTTGCACATTTGAAACAAGTCTATCATACACAACAAGTACCTTTTCTTGCTCGGTTTTATTTGTGCACCCGCGAAAATAAACTGCATTTTGTGGTATCGGCAATTGTGTGCGGCCATTTGCACCGCTATCATAAGAATATGACTTGATGCAAGTTTGTTTATCTTCACTGTAAAATGCACAATAAACACCGCTACCATATACGCATTTGGTTTTTACCCATTTTGCATTTTTGATATTGATGAAATCGGTTGCAACTCTATCGACATCATTTTTCGCACTACCATCTACAAGTATTAAACAATTTTCAACATTGTATTTTCCAACATAGTCAATTTCGGCGTATTCTTTTGAGCACGGAACATCGTTTGCGGTAATATTTGACAAAGTTTCAACTTTTTCTTGCAAATATGATATATTTGTTTCGTTTGTCATTACCTTTTGCAATATGCCTTGCGTTTCTTCTCCATATGTTACGATACAAGTTGTAAAATCACCGATGTTTCGAATATAATAGGCATCTTCTTCCAATGTATATGTTGCACCATCTATAAAATTTACACCAATTTGTTTGGTTTTTGTCGCATCATAAAGAGCACAACTACCTTTTTTTTGTGGTATTGATATTTGAATTTCAGTACCCGCTTTTAGTGTGCCTTCAATCTCCAAAAATTGATATTGAGCCGTAAAATTAAATGTGAGTTTTGTTTTCTCTTTGCCATTCAACGCTCCATTTAACTCACCGACTCGCTGTTCTACTTCCTCAAAGTTTCCATCTATCCCTTGCGCAATGACTCCCCACGACTTTTCGGAGTCTTTTGCTATGTCAAATATCTTTTCCATATTATTCGTTTTTAATTAATGTTTCATTTGAAATTAAAGTATCGTTACCTAACATTGTCAAGTAGCTGGAGATAACTATGCTGATCTTCTGAGGAGATTTGGTGACCTTTCCGGTTATCTCGTAGGTTCCATTGTCTCCAGAGATGGATATGTCGCTGATGGCGTTAGATGATACGCCTATCAGCTTATCAGAAGCGTTTGACAAGGTTATGGTGATAGTTACCGTGCTACCTTCGGTTACATACACTCCCGGATTAACTGAGTAGGAGATCGAGGAGTAAGGGATGTTACTCTTTACAATCGGTCTAAACTCGATCATATCCGGATATAGCGTTCCTGCCTTATACTTCTTCAGTTGGCGTTCAAGGAGGAATTCGGAGAGGCTGTAGGGGAAGAGCATGAGAGACCATAATGCTAATTTAGCAAATCTAGTATCGTTGTCTCTATATGTACCAAGCCATAATTTATCACTATCTACAAATGTTGGTATAATATTTATGTATTGACCATTATTTATATACTTAGACTGATAAAAAACTCTTCTTATTGTATCATCTGTATTAATTATATTTCTACCTCCGAAAGAATAAGAAATTTTTTCTCCATTATTGGATATAGTATTAAACATAAAAGCTCCATTGTTCTGTGATTCAGCTTTAGATAATACAGCAGCATCACCATTAGAGCCGATATTTATCCTAATTCTTTCATAATCGGCAACAACTGTATAGTCCTTCAAAACAGGGAGACCGGTCACCTTGCCGAAGTCGTTGATTCCGTCTAGGCTGAGAGCGTGTTCGATGGTGGGGAGGACTTCGATAGTAATATCCAAATCTATATTTTCTGGGTTAACTTTAAATCCTATCCAAACATTAGATAAAATTTCTGCTGGGACAAATATAGTGCTCTTAGGACAAACATATTCTCCATCTTCAGTGATTCTAATCGAGGTAATATCCCTAACATTATCTTCCGAAACATAATTATAAACAACATTTTGACCTTCTTTAAGTCCGGTTACTTTGAGTTTAAAAGTAGGAATAGAAACTTCATTAACTGTTCCGTCTTTATAAACATAAGTAAACAATAAGGCTAAATTATCATTTGCTTTTGTGAGGTGGATAGAATTTCCAGTAAGCTCAAATATAAAATCAGTATTATTACTACTAGCCATTTTATCCCAAGTTTTATTAGCACCAAACACAACCGGATAGCTATTGATACCACTCTCCCCTTCCCAACCGATATTGTTTAACTGGATGTTGTGACCTCCTACAAAGTCGATCAACTGATCGTTAAACTCTGCATGGTTCTCGTTGGTGATACCCTGCTTCTTGATGTTGTAGTACAACTGAGGCTTGATGATCTGTCCCGGACGGTCAAGGTTATAGTAGGCGATGATCTGATTGATTTCGTCTGTAGTCAGGACTTTGTTGGCGATGAAGCCTCCTGCGTAGGCAATTTTAACACATTTTCGAGGAACATTATTTGTATCAAGATATCCGATAACTGAAAAATAATCAGCAACTCCAGCAGCTGTAGGATAGCTAGCAGTGAAATCATTCTTATCTCCTAAAATATCATTGACAACCGTAACATTTCCTATCTCGTTAATACTTGGGGACGTATATCCACAAATATAATATTTGCCATTAAGGCCATTCCTTTCGAACAAATTATTCCGGATAAACCTTTTGCCCAATACATTGACATGACCAGAGCCTATATCGGAAATATAGTTAATTATGCTAATGACAGTACATTCCTTGCTATCTCCTATCATTTCGTCAACGGTCTTTTCGCTGACGATTATGTCGTCTACTCCGTCTGTACATAGCCAGCCTTCGAAGTCGGGGAGTTGAGTAATAGAGCCTTTACATGCACCGGAAGTCGTAAACCCAATAATCACAGGAGTTTCTCCCATGTATAAAGTATTATAACTCACCGGCGTTTCAAAGTCTTCTGATTTTATGGCTATACTCTTTAATATCCCCTCTTGATTTATGTAATTATAATATAAAGCACCATCCGCATTTATATAGACTTTAAAGGAAGGAGTATCTTTTCCAAGATTAGATTTGTGATATAATAACACCCAACTAGCACTGGCATCAAAATTAAATGACTTATAATCAACAGATGTTACTTTGCTACTTTTTGTCCATGTAGTAAAATCAGCACCATACAACCCATACCCACTGCCCTCCGCAAATCCGAAGTTCAGCAGGCGCATGTCGTTCCCGTTTGGTGTCAAGTCCTTCAAAACAGCCCGGTCAGGGTCGTCGTTAGTCTTGCCCCAGGTGGATATAGCCATCTTGACATGGCTGAGTAGTTCGGGGTCGATGTAGGGACGACCGGACACCCCTACATCACGACCACCGATTCGATTCAAATCAACCCGGTTAAGACTCAGTTTATTTAAAGATAATCTGTTTAGCATTATTCTGCCTCCGTTAAGATACCTGTTGTTACCTCAGAATAGCTCTCAATGCGGATTGTTTTGGGATAAACCAAAGCGCTGAAATCACAGTCAAAAGTCTTTCCGGTGTTATTCTGTACGTTGGATGGCAGATATACCGGTTCGAAATCACCCTCCGTCGGAGTACGCTGGAAGATGTTCAAACGACTAGCTGCGGTTCGCTCAAGGTGGATGTTGAAATCGGCATTCACTACTGCTTCGGCAGCGTACAAGTCCTTATCTTCTATTTTTGTAAATTGTAAGTCCATGATTATTTCTCCTCTATTTTTAGTTTATAATTTCAATGGTAATCTCCTCTCCCTTCCTTTGAGCATCTTCAATCAATACGTTAAGTCGATCGGAAGTATATCGAGATTCTGTGAGACGGCCAACCTCAGTATTTTTCCCTACCAGGATACACCCTGCACTATCATCAGCGGTACTTCCCGGATGGATTAGTATACCATCAAAATAAGGTACATTAAGCAAACGAGGTAAATTGCGTCCGAATTTAGGGGACCAATTATATATCACTTTATATTTACCGGCAGGAATGGCTGTTCGTTCGGGAATCTTCTTTTCTGCGGGAAGATCGCGCAACCGATCCTCTAATGTGTTGCAAAACATATTTCCGTCAACAAACAGACGTCCAACTGTATATTTATTTTTTTTCCAAAGTCTTTCTACTCTTAACTCCATATATGTTTCCTCTTATAATATTAAAATCAATACTAATGTCTGAATAACCTGACCGATAAGGCCTCCAATCAATGTCGCCGCAATATCAAGCCAGTCCCATTTGCCACCCCATTGCTTATCTTTAAATTCCATACCAGCCGCCAGTCCTGCGACAAACAAGATGGTAAGCAGTGCACCTGCCGGGATAGCGTAAAGCAGGTGCTTAGGACGGTTACTTTCTTTGATCCAACTCATACTCTTTTATATTAGTAATCGCTTGGTGGCTGACGGTCTTTACATCCCCGAACTTCGCATTTCTTAAAATTTAAAGCCTGATTCTCAAGTTCCAGCTTTGCGTTTTTGGCCCGTAAATCCCGGATACGCTCACGGTCCTCATTCTTTTCAACATAAAGCTGATCAATCTTAGTATCCAACTCGTGAACTTTAGCTTCTTTTTTCTCATAAAGTTCCTTCCATTCTGCTGCATACTGGCTGATGTTATCCGCTTCTGCTTTTTCAGCCTGGGCTGCTTCCCTGCGCTTTTTGGAGTCGTAGAACATAAATGCACCCAACAGAGGAAGAAGGATTGTTGCAATAGCACCACCAATTAACGTTACGATTTGACTTATCTGTTCCATTATTTTTTATAGAATTTAAGCCAGGCAAAATAGTGGCTGTTCTCCAAGTAGTTGTTGTCTCTCTCAGCTAGCCGGGCCTCTCTTTCAAAGGAGACCATGTGATATGCATCACGCTTGCAGATATTACCGATTAGGCGGATGCACCATTCGAGTACATACCATAGATAAAATATAACCGCAGATAATGCCAACCACCATGCTGAGTATCCGAAGACCAACTCTCCGGCCCATATGAGTAATCCAGATGCAACAGTCAGTTCAATCCACTGACGGGCATGGACACATTCGTGATTGATAGTTGATTGTCTGGCCTCCGTCTTGGACCATTTAGTAAATACCCAAGCAAACAAAGTGATGGTTGAATAGCTTGGAAATAAGATAGCTTTAGCAAGCCATGAGTCATAAAATACTTTTTTCATAAATATTTGTTTTTAAATTTCCAATTATTATTCTTTTGACAAAGCATTAATAACTGACAAACGATCAATAGCCCGAACAAAAAGCTCTGCATACTTTTTAAAAGATTCTGCTTGCTCCGTAGTTAGATCAACCACACCATTATTATACATTTCCCTTGCAATTTCTAACTCACCAATATCACCTGTGTTTTGATAAATTGCATTAGCAAACTTCTGCGATACATCGATGGTACTCTTGTTCCCTTCAATGTCTATTACTTCGATTTTTCTAAAGTCTATTCTCATCATAATATTTATACTTTATTTCTTCCTATAACTGCGACCTCAAATGCACTATTGATCCATCCTTGATCCTTATGAAATGTCTTTACTGTAAAAGTACTAGCCTGTTTATCAGATATTATACAAATAGTCCAATTCTCATTTATACCTGTAGCTATTATAAAATAGTCGGTATGACCTAAATCGTGCCAAAAGACATAATTTCCTGTATCTGTCCTGTCGACTTTGGATACATAGCACCCATCTCCCCATCTGTTTGATATACCACCTCCCGATGTAATACGTGCAGCCCATAATACTCCAGGAGCATTCCATTTCTCATACTGGCGCTGGCCGAATTTATGAGATCCATAACTCTCTATAGCCCCACCACCAGAAGTGTTAGCTATGATTCTTAACGCAACTCCTCCTTTACCATACGTGCTTAGATTAATACAGTCTTGATTATCATTACGTATAGTCAAAAAAGGATATGCCCCTTGAGAAGAAACTCCTCCGTACTCATTAATGCGCAAAAAACGAGTACCGCTAACCTCTAAAAGAATCTTTGCATCAACTATATCTCTAGACACTATATTATTATTCTTTATCTCCCATCCTCCTAGAATAGCCCCAGATGTCACCACCAGGTTTTCAGTATTGATATTCTTGGCATCAATCATCGGAACCCCATTAACATCTTTAAACAAGGCGATGTCCTGACCGGTATTAGTTCGAATTACGGTACTATTAGAAGTCAATATCAGCTTTCCATTAGCTGTATTTATCCCACCTTCAGCAGTTAATTCAAAACCTGTCTCATTATGCTTTATAGCTCCTTCGGTTATCATCCATCCCTGCGTCTTTTCAAGATTACCTACAAATATTCCGGAAGTTCCCAATACGTCAATTGTCGCATTCTGCGCTAGCAATACGTTTGTCGCAACATTAATAAACTCATTGAATTCATCCCATTTCGTAGAATCAAATGTAGAAGTAGATGTATGAGTTACCTTACAGAGTTTGTTATTCCCGTTATAAATAACGGTATCAATAAACGCATCATTGTGATAATACTCGGTATTCGGTTTCCATTCTCCGCGTGGCCGGAGCATTGCACCCGGCAATCCAGTCTTTCCTTGTCCGCCGGTTAAACATGCAGGATCGCTCTCATATGTTGTATTATCAGTGTAAGTAACCTTAGTTTTAGTCCATATGTATTTACCATCCTCCCACTTAGGAGCGGTCGTAGACCAAGAACCGCCGACAAGAGAGCTGGAGGAAGTCGAGAGGTAATAAAATATTTCGAAAGATTTTACCCCCTTACCGGATGGACCGGCACTTCCTGTCACACAGACCGGATCGCTCGTCCAAGTTGTATTATCAGTATAAGTGACAACCGTTCGCGTCCACATAAATTTACCATCTGTCCAGCTTGGTACATTATACGACCATGAACCACCTGCCGGAGTGCTATAGGATGTAGACAGGTAATATTGTTCTCTGTAACTCTTTACTCCTATACCCGTTTCCCCCTTCGCTCCTGTGACGCAAACAGCATCTGTCGTAGTCGATGAACCATCCGTATAGGTGATAACTGACCTGGTCCACATATACTTTCCGTTTACCCATGTGGGAACACTCGTTGACCATGACCCGCCTATAAGAGAACTCGAAGAGGTAGACAGATAATATTGTTCTGTAATACTTGCCACTCCTTTCCCATCGGAGCCATTAGCTCCTTTAGAGCCGGTTATACAAGCCGGATCTGTTTCCGTTGTGGAACCATCTGTATATATGACCTTCGTTTTACTCCACATGTACTTTCCGTTTACCCAAGCCGGAGCAGTCGTCGACCAAGAACCACCGGAAAGAGAACTAGAAGAAGTTGAAAGGTAGTAAAGCACATCCACATCTTGTACTCCTATTCCATCATCTCCCGGCTTTCCGTTACTTCCATCCTTGAGAACAATAATGGTTTGCTGATCAACTAACACCACTCCCGAAGTCTCACTGTAAAGCCGGAACTGTATTTTACTGGTTATTCCTGATACTGCAATATCGTTTCCCGGAGTATATCCGTTTGCAGTTCCGGAATCGATGACATAGTCCATTGAATAACCGACAGGCAGAGATGACACTACAGTAGAAGCTCCGTCCGTCTTCATTATCCGACAGGAAACCTTTGAGACTTCACTGCTACCATCAGCATTCTTCTTTATTACGTTTACGGAAGGCTGCAAGGAATAGATGACAGCATTTGCTCCCGGCTTTACCTTATTGACAGACAGATAAACAGTTCCCTCGTACTGTGCGTCTTTATATGAAGCCTTACCTGTCACCGGTATGCGGATTATATTAGAAGCTGCGGTAGTGATAGCAGATACGGTTATTACTCCTGTACTCTTATTAGCCGATGATGTCACCCCTGTAACACTTCCTACAGCAAGAGAATCAAGAGCTAGTTTAGTAGTTCCGTAATACATCGAAAAAGTCGTAGTAAGAGGAAGGCCAGATATCACAGCACCGGAAGAATCGCAGGCAACAGACTGCATTCCATCATCAAGGATTGAGGATATACTTCCGACGCCATCCGCTCCCGGCCTTCCGTCTTCGGTCATCAAATGCCATACCCCATCTTGGTATACATAACATTTCTTGTCGGTAGTATTACGGTAGTACCATCCGTTTTGAGGATTACTAGGTGCAGAAGCGAATTCGCCTTTAAAAATAAGACTTGTTCCATCATCTCCAGGACGTCCCTCAGAAACGACTTTCAACCAATCCGTAGAAGAATCCGACGGTTCCTGCGTAGTACTAGGTTCAATACATATCCATGTACTGCCGTTGTGTGTAACTTCATCGTAATACCAATACTTTCCTGCTTTCCATTCCCCCTTAAATGCGGGAACAAGGACTTCTGTAGTGCCATCTTGTGAAAGCTGTTTAATCGTACCGGTCATATACACATTGCGAAGGTATGCACTGTATCCGGACAAATCCAGTCCTGAAATGACTAGATTAGATAAGTCCCCTAGCTGCATCATAACCATAGAAGAGGTTATCTCCCAGTTATTGACTCCTGCAAGATAGCGTTTATAATCCTTTGTGGAATAAGCAGATTTCTGTCGCTCCGCATCCGTGAAGTTACCATATGCCACAAAATGCATGGCCTTCTGAGGATGATATGAATAGCCGCTTCTAAGAGTATATTTAAACTCCGAATTGCTTATCTTTTGAGTTATACGGAAATAAGAAGTCTGGAATCCTGTACTATTGTTGAATATACCCTTACAAATGTCATCTACCGCAAGGTTCGCAACTTCTCCCGGTTCCAGCTTCAAAGTCAGAGTCTGAGAGGATTCATTTACGGATTCAATAATACCACCACCGGGAGCAAGCCAGTCCTCTCCCGAAGTTATTGATACGCGGTTATAGCGAAGCTCCGGAACCTCAAGAAATTCGCGGAGATGGAGCGATTTCGCATCGATATGCCCATCGGGAGTAATCATCCAACCAATGAGATTCTGCACATAGTCTTTTGATGATATTTCCTTTGAGAAAGTCGCGTCTTCAGCAACTAGCTTCTGAACAACGGCTTTTATCTTAACGTCAATGCCGGCCAGGAAGGTTATTAGCCCCTTGGCTTCATCGTCTTCCACTTTGCTGAGATATTTGTCGTCGGCATCGTCTCCTGTCATTATTGGAGACAATTTATAATGCTTCCGTCCATCCGCTTCCGATATAGTCTCATCTTTCAACAATTTATACACACTTCCATCTGACTCAACAGAGACTATCTGGGCCGGATAAGGAAAGTATTCTTCCGCATCCGTATTACGGGCATATGATGTCGCATCTTCCAGTGTTTTGAAAGTTGCCGTAGAATCGATAGGTCTCCCTGTCGTTCTTTTATATTGTAATGCAAAACTACTTCCGTTTATCTTAACCATATCCTATGCGGTTTTAAAAGTAAATGTATCGGCATCATTCAATCCCGAAGTCTGAACAACCCACATTTTATAATCAATCGCGGCACTTTTGTTGTCTCCTTCAACAGATATTGTTATTGGGCCGGTAGTAATTCCTGTATCCTCTATGAAATTACCCGGATAAGCAGTAAGCGTCAATTCAGTAACCTCATCAGCAGGAATACAAACCGCTATTTTCTTCCATTTATCTACCGGGAACTTATATGTTCCCGCCTTTATATATAAGCCATTTGATTTCAAACTACGTACCTCATCCGAGGTTTGAGGCACAGAATCACACAGCCCGGCAAACCACTTACGATAAACGTTGACACTTATCTTACTTGTCAATGTCAATTCCTTAATATCTTCATCCTCACCGGCATCATACATAACCGTAGCTGTATAAGTCTCTCCCTTTGTATAGTTTCCTTCCAGTTCCCTTGTTGCAATCTGCACACCGCTATTATCTTCTTCGGAAAAATTTAGAATATTTTCTTCGTCATTATCATAGAAAGCCTTAGTCATGGCCCCGTTATCATTACGGGTGGCAGTATAAGTTAAAACTCCTTTTTTTGAGCCAAACTCAACATCATTAGCCGTTGATATCTTCCCGACAAGAGTGGCCGGCATCGGAGCGTAAAGCATCTTTCTGAATATTTGTTCGTATCCCATACCTTTACGCAGGACGTCTCCCGGATTCACATAACCTGTTTTGGGTGCATTTACACGGATATCCTTACTTAATCCTACATCCCCAGAAATACCTCCTGATGAAGAAGAGCCCCCTCCTCCGCCACCGCTTGTGCGTACAACAGTACTATTTCGATAATCCTTCGATCTCGAACTAGCCGGAATAGCCCTTGTTTTTATTACGATATTACTGCTCATATCTCTATCATTACACATTGGAAACGATTCATCTTGTAGTCGATAGATCCGCCTGCATTAATGAATCTTTTATTAACCATATAATTGTCAGACAAACGAGACAACGGAGTTATATCAGGTGATTCTTTTATCACCTGAGTCAGCTTAACGCGGGTGGTATTATAACGGTTGATTATTCTACGGATAAGCTGCTCTTCCGGACGTACGGTGGTTCCTTCTATGTATGAATACAGATCATCTCTTAAATAATCGGTCGATAATACAACTTTGCCATAACATGCACCATCATGATTATATGAACTGATTTTTAATTCAATTTCATCAAGTTCATTAATATAGTTTTCATTAATGACATTTTCGTAGATACGATCTGAATTGGACGTGGTGTCCTCTCCATCCCTGGGGATAAATTTTACAGTAAAATTCTGCAAAAAGACTCCATACTTGTTAACTTCAGACGGATACATGCTGGCCAGCAATTGAAACTCCAATTCACCGGTTGTTATTCCACTTCCAGTAAAAGAAGAATATATCATTTTACCCGATGCGCCTTGATAGGGATCATTCAATTTTTTATCATTGATTATAGATTTATAATCTCCATCTTCGTATGCTCCAAAGGATATATATGTGCATTTATACAAGTTATTTCCAAGTACCGGGTCATCTGTCGTAAGATCTGTATTGCCAATAAACAATTTAGTACCTATCATTAAGTTTCCTCCCCATCTGTCTTTTGACAAAGGAGACAATTCTTCATTCTGAAAGTATTTCACAGAAGCATTAATACAAAACACTCCGGGAGGATAAGCAACACATGGGCTCCTCAATATAAAAACAGGAACATATCCTCCTAAGACTATTCCATCTTTGTTTTTTAACCTCACTCTTATTATATCCGTATAATTATATTCTGTTATATCTGGAACTTTCCCTCCATCCTTGTCAACCATTTTATAGTTACAATACCGCATAGGAATAGCTCCTAGCAGGTTTTCCGCCTCTACATTGTTCTTATATCCATTTATATCCACACGATGGGCAAACTGCTCGTATTGATACATATCCAAATCGCCTGGATTCAAGAGAAGGCGATGTGAAACATCATCACCGGATACAATATCCGGCAAAGTGACTAATCGTTCCAAATCATCATAATCTACGCTGAAGTTCAGAGTCTCAGGAATCGGATAATTACTGCATTTGATTGTTACCTTATTATATCCGGGTAAAATATCCATAGAATGATCAGAACCTGCGAAACCTATATTTTGTATTGTAATACTATTAAACTCTACTTCTTCTTTTTCCGTTAGCGCAACATTATATTTATGATACACACCATCATAATCTAAATCAATAAAATACAGCTCTCCTTTCCAGTCTACGCAAGTCCAGTTTAAAAACTTGCATACTTCCTCTAAAACCTCTTTCAACTTCATAGCCTTTCCGCCTTCATCGAAAAAGTTTTGTTCACTAATTCTCATCTCATATAGTATATTGCTGCCGGATAAGTACTCTTTCTCATTTTTCGCATAGACATAGGGGAGATATACAGCGTTATAATTTGCAGAAGACGCTTCTATACATTTTTTCAACAAACTCCATAGTGAAACAAATTCTTTCTTTTTGCCTCCTACCTCATAATCAATAAACTCAAGAGTAGACATAGCACTCATGCACTCCATTTCAAGTTCAAAGGTTTCCGAGGTATAATCTTGCGTATATATCTCAGGCTTTATAAAACCGATCCATGTTACTATTCCATTCTTTTTAAACACGACCCGGTATTCCTGGTAAGCTGTAGTAAACAAACTCTGCAAGTAATCACTGCCTACTATGCGAATTGTTGCGGTACTAAACCGAATAGGAACATAGAGAAACTCATCATCTGCAATATCAACAGTAAATGGAGAGGCACCGCCTTTAAGTTCCGTTACTTCTCCGGAATAGTTTTCCTTTTCTATTTCGACCACGCATGAGATATTGTCAATTGTGGCAAATGGTATTGTATATATTAGTCCGTAACTCATGATATAGGTTTCTTTCCTTGTGATTTAAGTTCGTTATTAATGGTAAGAATCAAGTCTTTAGCCCTTACTCTTGTAGTGACAGACGAATGAATATTTCCACCTCCACCCAATCTTCCAGAATTAATGGCTTCAAACAAGTGAGACTGCTGTCCCTGATTGAGTATCATCTCTCCGGCATTGACACGGGCTAGCATTTTATCTCCGGACGACGGCCCACCGGTCACAACTCCTCCACGCGCAAACTTAGGGATAGCAGCAAATAACGCCAAAGCCGCAGCTATCGCTCCACCAATTGCAATAAGGCTTATAGGCCAAGGCAGTTTTTTTGCGGCACTTGCTCCAACCGCGCTAGCCCCCTTAGCCGTATTAGCGGCTACCTCCGTTTTGGCTGCCTCTTTCTCGATAGTCGTAGCCGCAACGGTAGCAGCAGCTCCTGTTGCGGCATTAGAAACCTTTTGAGATGTAGTTGCAGTATCTATCGCCGCTTCTGCCTCCTTAGCTTTAGCTAATTTATTCGTAAGTTCCGTTATATTTTCAATGGTCTTTGCTACTGATAATATTCCATCTACAACGCTCGCCAGCGTATTCCATATAGCCATCAGTTTTTCCCACCTCGAAGCCTCTGTTTCCGGATCAAAAGCATCTTTCAGCCTTTGAAAAGCAGAAGCCACCCCATCTATGGTAGATACAGTTTCTTTTAGGGCATCCCATTTCATTTGTCCAAGCTCCTTAGTAAGATCCTTTACATCCTCCTTCACCTGAGCTAGTTTTAAAGCCTTCTCCAAAGTAGGGACATTAGCTAATGATTTGGCAACCTCATCCTCTAAAGTCTTTCCCATGCTTTTGGCCTGCTCTTTCAGTTGATCAGCATATTCCTTTGCTGCCTCCAGCTCCTCAGAGGCAATATCGGATTTGGTCTTTTTATAATCAAAAGTTGTGTCTCTAGGCTTTATTTTAATGGGAGACGCAAGCATTTTTGCATTCAGACTCATTGCTGCAATAAAGACATCAGCCTCATCTCCAATACCCTTTATACTGGCAGCGGATTTTGCGGCATCCAAAGAAAGGGAAGCTAAGTTCTCATTCAACTCTTTTCGAGTAATAAGCCCTTTAGACTCTTGTGACTGGAGTTCTTTTACCTTATTATTGTATTCCTTTTGAATCTTTTCGAATTCTACAAGAGCAGCATTCTTATCCTGATCCCTTATCGCTTTCTCGGCAGCAGTTTTAAGGCTTTGGAAATAAGTACTTCCTAAAACATCCTTATCACCTGTTCCTTTTGCCTGAGCATACATCTTGATGTTCAGTTCACCCAATGCCTTGTTATATTCTGCTTGAGTAATCTTACCAAGTTCTAACTCTGCACCCAATTCCTCAAGCTGCTTGTTATATGACTCTTGCTGTTTTTGGAGAAGAGTCTTCTTGGTGGAAGTATCTGTAGTAGTGGCAGGAGTCGTTATAGATGGCTTATTTTTTTCCAGATATTCCGTATATTGGTGCAGATTAGCATCAGCATCTTTTATAATATTTCTAAGTGCTATAGCTTCTTCCATCTCTCCTATAATCGGAGCCGGACCACCAAAATTTAATACTCCTTGATTCTCTATAGCATTTCTATATTGGAAATTAAAAGCCTCTTCGCCACCGCGTTTATTATATATATCTTTTAATTTGTCCTCCGCTGCAATTTTCTTTTGCGTGAAAAAATCTACTTTAGCAGTAGCCTCTAATAGTTTAATTCTCTCGCGTACAGCAGCATTGATATCCTGATTTTTCTTTAATTCCCCTCCCAATAATTCTATAATGCGATTCTGATATTTTTCTTTTAACTTAGAGCCATCTGCTGCTTTATTATATAAATCTTGAATTACTTTTAACTGAATTATCTCTGGAGTATGCGTAATACTAGCCGCTTCTTTCTTATAATCAGAGAAAACCTTTCTTATTCTTTCGGCTTCTTGTTTTAGCGTCACCATATGGGCTATAAGGCCTCCGAGCACAGTAATAATAGCGGTAGGGATAGAAGAGATCAATAACGATTTTAATGATCCCATTGCCTTGCTAAACGCCATCTTGATGGAAGCACTCGTCTTTTGTGCTTTCCATTCAACTTCATTAAATGCAACTCCTGCATCCTTAGCAGCCCGGCGAGCTGCTGACTTAGCGGCTAATTCGGCTTTGGCTATAGCAGATATGATATTATTAACCAGTTTGCTCGTTACCAATACCACGATTGCTGCAATCGCATAAGTTATAACACTCCTGATATTTTCTGTGGCCGTTTTTACTGCGCTAGTAACCCAATCGATAAGAGATTTATATTTGCCTTTGATATCCGCCTCATCGACTAACTCAGTGAAGGCATTTTTCAGACGATTCAGAGATGTTTCCAGATTATCTGTATCGACATTGGGAATCATTTCGTCCAAGGCTTTAGCAAATTTAGGAAGGACATCCGCGCTCATCAATTTACCTTTCTTCATCAATTCGTCAAGACCGGCAACGCTAGTCCCGGCAGCTCTTGCCATAGCCTGAAGAGCAATAGGAAGTCGCTCTCCCATCTGTAGACGTAATTCTTCCGAACTGATCTTTCCCTTACTCATCATCTGGGATAAAGCCAAGAATACACCATTGCTATCCTCCGCGCTCATGCCGAAAGCGGTAACAGCACGGGACATAGATTCGAATATCTTCCGCTGTTCTAGTATCGTCATGCCGGATATAGAAGCCGCAGCCGTAAATTTTGCATAGTTGCCCGTCAGAGCATTGATCTCCAATCCGTATTTCTTAGCCATATCCAGCAGAAAACGCTGATTCTCCGCAAACTGTCCCATTGTTCCGGACACATTCTTCAGAGCCGTAGTGACCCGGCTTGATTCCTTGGCCACCTCAATGAAACGGGAGACAAGATTGGTTAATCCAAGACCACCTGCACCAAGAGCTGCTGCGAAGGTAAGGACTTGCATCTGCATAGAACGAAAGGCTGCTTTTACCTGGTTCGTTCCCTTCTTAAAATTCTCGGTTAAGAAATTTAATGCTATTGAGAATGATAGTCTGCTTGCCATAATTAATTACTTTTACTCCAATTCACTTTGTTTATATCAAATAATTCACCGGCCATAAACTTTCGGAAATCCTCCTCATTGGCCTTTATCTCAGCTTCAGCCTTTTCTTTCATCTCCTGGATCTCCCAGGGGAACGGATACATATCTTGAGCGGAACGAAGTTTCTTGCCGTCTATATGAGGAAGGATCGTCATATATGTCCACAATCTTTCGGACTCCAGAGATTCTCTACGCTTGCGGTTATCCGCTTCGATATACAAAGGAAGATCATAGATCTCCATCTCTTCCATTGCATAATGAGCATCCAGTCCATCCATTATCAGCATAGCTACTATTTCGCCAACGAAGCATGATTCTGAAGCTACAGTTCCCCCGGATAAATCCAATGCTTTCTGGAACTGCGAAGAGACAATACTCATCCTCTCTATGCCTGAAATCAGCTCCTTGAATATTTTATCGTTTGATATGGCAGTTTTGAAAACAGAATAAGTATACATATCTTTCATTCCGTCCATGTTCATCACATAAAGTAAGGCATCTACGTCTTCCTTATCGGTATAGTCTATTTGCGAAAAAGGTTTCTTCATCAACTGCTCCCACCGGATAATCATCTTAATGGTGCATTTCTTAAATCGCATTTTACCCGGCAATGTCCTGGTCTTTGGCGGAGGAGTGGATTCAGAGATCTTAGGTTTGCCTATACGTCTTTCTCTAAGGTCCAATATAAGGCAAAAGCCCATATAAATAAAAAGTACCGTTATTATGATTAAATATATATCCATTACTCTAACTATTTAAAAAGGCGGCCATCTCTGACCGCCTCCACCTTTTAACAATATCGAAAATTAAGCACCGGAACCGTCTTCCAAAGGCCCGGTTCCCTGCAAGGTTACCGAACTGGTACAGATTGCACCATTGTCAGCCTTCATGGAAAGAGCTGTAATGATCGCTTTTCCTTTTACGTACTCTTCTCCCTTCGGGAAGTCTCCTTCCGTCTCTTCTGTCTTTGCTATCACAAAAGGTATCGGTGTTCTCTCCTTCATCAATTCCTTTAATGTAACGAAAGACAAATGCCCTGTTTTCAGAGACAACATGCTTTCACTAGTGACGGTATACCCCAACTGCCCTGTCAGATATTCTTTCCAGTTACCTGACATCTTGTTACTCGTATCAATCGTGTCAGCACTCATGTCAATACTACATGAGGTTCCAAATGCGATTGGAATTGTCTGCGTACTAGGAGATTCTCCGGTTTCAACGAAAAGCATCAGCTTATCACCGACAACCATGTCTTTAGCCGAATCATATTTTTTTTCTGCCATAACTATAATGAACTAATTGAAAATTGTAAAACTTGAATGTATTTATTATCAATGAAGTCCTCGGTAGAGTCTTCAAGCTGAATGTGCATATCCGGATCTGTCCATGCTCCGGACAAGGAATCATAAATCAATGAAGCAAGGTCCTGGCTGCGTCCGTAGTCCTCACTAATGGCGATCACATTTACCAATGGAGTCTGACGGGCTACTCCCATTTTACTATACTCCTGTTTGTACCCATCCCTCTGATAGATTATATAATCCCCAGCAGTATTTTCCGGAGCCATCACAGGGAAGATCTTATCTTCCACATACCCCACAATCTCCTTTGACTTAAGGAGAATGCCGCGTACCTCATTAGTTACCTTAAACTTATTCATCGTCTGTCATTTATTCGTTGAACCGCTCTTTGGATTCCTTTATGAACAGCCTGCATCGCTTTTTCTTCTTCCGTATTCCGGGCATCCTCCCAAAAGTTGTTACCCGGCATAACACCGCGACTTGCGCCAGATTTGGTATAACGCTTCTTTGTGCCTCTGTCGACCAAATGAGCATGGTTACCTCCCGGACGGTCAAAGCCAGCCAATGCGCCTAGTCTATTCCTCTTGACTCTTGTTGTAAAAGAATTCATCAAATGATTGGTCTGTTTTCCATGATGGAGCAGCCTTGCACGAAGATTACTCCTTCCCTTAACCCTGAAAACATTCATTGCAGCCCGGAGTCCGCTTCTTACAGCCTTGTCCTTCTCAAAATCTTCAAGATTACGGATCAGGTAGTAAATATTCTCTTTGTCTATTGTCGTGACCTGAATCATACATCTATCTTTTTTAGAGTTAAAGTCAGTTCATTGCCATCCGGTTCAATCATCTTTATTTCCCACACGCTATCTGCGTACTTTACACGACAACCATACTTAATTTGCGGATATTTCCGAACTTGCATGACTGTTGTCTGACCGATAAACTGCTCGTAAGCACTCTCGTCAACAGAGAGAAGCGTCTGTTTTTTGCGATATGCCCGGCATCGGAATACTTCCCGGTAGTCCTTACGGATAAAACCCGTTTCGGTTTTTTCTTCGACCGGCTCCTCAAACACAAGGGTATATTTTAATAATCCTGCTCTCATCTGTTGTAATTCCGATAGAGTGAAACTAAATGGCTATAAGATAATGGAACCTGACTTGATTGCACAAAAGCAACCGGTTCCCGATTTGCATAATATTGACCAACCATCAGAAGAATGCATTGCCGAAGAGGAGCCGGCAGACTTTTGCCATCCTCTCCGGACAATGCTTTCAATTCCTCGCATATATCCTTCTCTACAACAGCCTCAGCAGCCTCAATAAGACATTCGATGTATTCGTCATCTTCAGTGAAAGATTCTTCTACATTCAGATGCTTCTTTGCCAGTTGTAGCTCGACGTATGCCATATTATTTCATTGATGCAATAGTGAATGATTCTGGACGAATCATACCCATGTTCCAATAAGAGTTAATAACCAGACGGACCGCACCTTTAGTTGCCTGCGTATATGGGTCTACAGTCATGTCAATTGCCCCCCATTGTCCCAGGAAATAGTCGGCCCAATTACCGAACACAATACCGAACTCGTCTTTCGCGTCTCTCAATCCTTTAGGAATGTTGTTTGTACGCAATGCACGATAACCATTTAGCATACCTGTGCCATCATTGCCAAAGAGGAAACCGCCAGCTCCGGATTGATCTTTTACTTTTGTTTTGGCTTTTCCAACCAGGGACGGATGCATAATATATGCCAAGTTGCCGAACAAAGCATTGTTTAAGTCTGCGTTGGTTTCCAATTCAACAACTTTTCCCCAGTCCATAGCTCCGCTAACATCACTTAACGTCTGGAACATACCATCCGGGACATTTTCTTCTGTCTCAGCATCACTCAGAGCGGTTTTTTCCACCTTCTGAGCAATGGCAATAGCGAGCAACTGACGGATCAATCCTTCTACGGAACGATTCTCCTGGATCAGTAACTGTTTAGAGATGTCTACATAGGCAGTCAAACGTTTCGGGCTATACAGCTTGCCTTTAGAGAATTCTCCCTTGCCATCCTTAGCTTCCGTGTTTTCACCTTCCCAGAAAACTTGCGCTGCGGTGTGCTTGGGCCAGTAGATGTTTCCGACCAATCCGGTCATCATACGTACTCCTGCCTGAGACAGCACCAGGTTGGCCTCTAACGGCAACAACAATTCCTGTTGTTCCTCGTCAATGACAACGCCAGTAGTCGCTTCCGTTCCGGCTGTGTACGCTGCTCGTTTCTGATACGACAAAGGGAGAATCAGCTCACCGCAATTTTCAGCGGTAGCAGCAACAGAACGATGCAGTTTGGTCGCCTCTTCGATAACAGCCGCTTCGCTGTCACGCTGCTCAGTTTTATTTATCTGTGCCAGGATAGCACGACGAATGGAGAATCCACTATTTCCAGTAGTCACCGTCTTCGCAGGACGTTTACTGCGATTTTCCTCCTCTCTCTCTTCGATTTCAAGATTGATTTCGGCCATTCGAGCCTGATTCGCTCCCAATTCTTCATTTTCTTCAGAAGAGAACTGGCGTTTTTCACCTTTAGCCTTCTCAATAATTTCTTTTGAACGAGCGGAAAGCTGCTTCTTCTCATCCTTCAAGTCTGTAATACTTTTTTCTTTTCCCATAATTTATAAATTAAATGTTTAATGATTTCTCGATATTTTGGTAGTAAGACTCAGGAATTTCCTGTTCCCGATGACGAAGTTCCTCTTCGGCTGCTTCTTTTCCACGCATGTAGACCGAAGTTTTGCTATACGCCCCATTATAAACCGGAGAAGTATCATAGATATTGCCAAATTTCTCTATTGTTCGCTTCCAGCTACCATCCTTTCTCTTTTCCCATGTATCTTTTTCGACATCAAAACAAAAAGAGCTTTCTCCGATTTCTCCGCGACGGATATTCTCAAGCAATTCATCTCCCAGGGCGGTTTTGGGAGCGTCAAAGCGGTATTTTAATCCCTTGTCATCAACCGACAGCGACAAAGAACCTTTACCATATTTACTTCTCGCAAGAACCCCTCTTCTCTGATCATGGTTTAATAGAGCAAAAACATCGCTTTTCTCCAATACTCCATCGAGAGCACCACGCTTGATGACTTCGGTAAACGATAATCCGTCTGATGGAGTGTCGAATAGCAGCGCATAGCCTTCAACAGTTCTTTTTTCTTCATTTTCTCCGGTCACCTGGACCTGAAATGACGTGTTTCTTATCTCTCTTTTTTCATCCATAACTAATCTTTTACTTATTAACCGTTTTATTGTCTGACAAATCAGGATCAATCTCTTCTTCAACCGGCATTTTCTGCATTAAAGCATTATCCAATGTCTGGGTATTAACCGGCACAAAAACCTTATCTCCATTATCCACACGAGAAAGATTGTTTTCACGTCGGATTTCATTTGGAGAAGCAGCTCCGACATAAAACATATCCTTCCAGTAGGCGGCCTGCGCTGCCTTATCGGTACGCAAAATGGCCGATGTATCGAATTCCGCGATAATTCTGCCGCGTTCTGATCTGAGAAATACTTTTCGGTTAATTTCCTGCTCTATTTTAGTGATTACAGCCAATGCGGTATCGGTCAAATACTGAAGCTGAGTAGCCTCAACGGTAGAATAGCTCGATTTAGACAAATCAAACGCCTTAACAGGTGATACAGAGAAGAAACGGCAGATATCCACCACATTGAACTGCCTGCTTTCAAGAAGCTGACTATCCTTGGGACTGACAGTAATCGGCTGATATTTCATGTTTCCTTCCAATACAGCTATTCCGTTCGGATGCTGGGACATTCTCTCTCCCCATGTTTCATATATTTGATCCTTCTGCTTCTTATCTAACCGTTTATCCTCAACAGTCAATATTCCGGAGACAGCACCCCCTGATTCAAAGAAGCCGGAAGCATGCTCTTCGCTTTTTGTAGCAATGCCAAGAGTCTGACGCGCATGAGTCAACGTAGATACGCCGATAATTCCATCATAAGAGAAATTCAGGACATGGATCATGTCTTTTGGTTCAACCAGTTCCTTAAAACCTACTACCTGGTAACGCTTACGCATTATACCATTTTTATCAGTGATGTATACAATTGTCACCTGACTGGTCGGTATGTATATCAACTGCAATAAGTTCAAATTACGGTCCCTTTCTATGTAGGCATATCCATTACCCGTCAGAAGTACAGAAGCCATCAGAGTTTTAAAGAAGACAAAACGAGTCATATCCTCATTCGGTTCAAGATCAAGAATCATGTAAGCCGGATGAGTCTTATACTCTTTTTTAAATCCACCTTCGTCAAGTAAATAAGTTTTTAGCGGGAGAACAGCGACACTGTCCGATATGAGGTCAACGCAACGATAAACAGTAGACAGAAGCATAGGTTTGCTCCGACTGGCGAGCATGGGTCTTGCGCCAGTGTAACTCCAAGCGGTGACACGGGAAGTCTCCTGCTTGGTTGCCCTTCTTATTTCTATACCGGTAAACGGAATTTTTATACTCATTATAGACACTTTTACGTATAACCAAAAAAGTGTCTGACAAATCAATAAAATTCTCCGTATCTTGGGGAAACTAAATAAATACCCAATGCTTCCAGTTTGGCAATCACTCCATCGATCTTCTTTTCCTCAAACTGCTTGGAAGGCTTGGTATTACCATTTTTATCTCTTGCCATAGTAACATTGCGGAAACAGTGTCTGTTTATCAAATTATTATCAATCACAGCCCTTCCAGAGAGGATTAAACGTTCCATCTCTTTGGTCGGACGGTTGAAATTGCCCAATGCCTGGGAAAAAGGTTCCATCGGAAATCCCTTTTCTTCCGCATTGATCACGAATTGCGTCGCATTCCATGCATCATAGGCTATTTTTTGAATATAAACTATATCCCGAATTCGCATAAGATCATTGAGGATATAGTCATAGTCTGTCACATTACCGGGAGTTATGGTTATAAGATTATGTCTGCGCCATTCTCCGTATAGATCACGGAAACGTTTCTCGTGCAAGGCGGCCTCCGGAAGGTAATACAACGTTTTGAAATAATACTTATCTTCTGTGGGAAACATAAATGAGGCACAAGTCAAGTCGCTGGTGCTGGACAAGTCGATACCGGCATAACAATCCATACCGCTAAACTGCTCGAAGTCAATATCGGCAGATGCCTGTAAAATATAGTGGTCCGGAATCCATATGGTTTCAGAATCACACCATATGTTGAAATTCTTAGTTCTGATGCCGACTTCTTCCGAAGGTGAGTTCTTGGCCGATTGAACCTGGGTCTGCAAGTACTGAGGCTTTACGGTTACGCCAATATTCGGATTACTTTTACCCCAGTTTTGAGGATCTTTCCAATCATCCCCTTCGTCAAGCGAATAAATGGCCGCGAACAAGGCATCATTCTCCTTTAAACCGGAAAGGACTTCAGTGCACATCTCCCGATATTGATAACATGGGCCTAATTTATCAAAGCCGGCAGTAGTGATTATAACAGCCATTGGATTATCGCGCATACCCTGCGAAGACTGAAGTACATCCTTCAACCCGGAATTCTTTGCCGCATGATACTCGTCAATCAAATACATCGAAGCATTGAAGCCATCCAGCTTTGAATCATCTGCCGCAAAAACCTGAAGGATACTGAGCATCTGCTCAAACTTCACCTTATCTCTGAATGATACCAAATCCCTTCCTCTTGGATCAAGCCCCTTGGCAAACTGAGAACAAAACTTGAAAGCAATCTTTGCCTGGTCTTTTGAGTTTGCAGCCAGATCAACCTCAGCATCCATTTCCCCGTCTGCTATAAGATGGAAAAGACATAACCCCGCAGCGAATGCCGTTTTCCCGTTTTTTCTGGAAATCTCTATATATACGTATTTTACTAAGCGCTCATTGGTTTCCTTTACATAAAATCCATAAATCGACGCGATTACAAACTGCTGCCAAGGCTGGAGTGCAAACGGCTTTCCCGCATGCCTTCCCGTAAAATGACGCAGGATCGAAAAGAATTTTATAACATAGTCGACTTTCTCCTCCCTGAATTCATACCGGTCATTCTCCATAAAGTCAAAAAAACGCTCTGCGGCAAGTTTTATATACTTCCCGCAAACAACATTGCCTTCTATGACATCCTGTGCATACTTATAATACGCTTTTGTCTGCATTAACGCATTTCCTTATTCTCTCTCAAAAAAGCGGTCAATGGAGACTCCTCAGCATCTTCAACATTCAACGCTTTTATCTGCCCTTTACTCTTCACTGTCAATCCATACTCTTTCGCCAATTCCAGATATTGACTCCAACTCTCTTTTAATAAATTGGCTTCAGGACGCTTCACGATTTCACCTTTTAAATTTCTCATCGTCAGACCTTCCTCCGCAAGAATGTCGACACAGGTCAGATAGGTATCATAAGCAATTGACATACGATGTAACTGAGGTATATCAGCTACTTCCAGCATCTCGCTTTTATTAAGCTGCTTCACAATATCCGCTATAATCTTCCGAGCCTCATCATGACGGATACTGTCCGGAATCCTGAAGGTTATCTTTTTATATTTTGCCATAGCTTTTTCTTTTTCTAAAAACCATTAATATGTCTGACCTATTTTAACACAACGAAACACTTTGGCTTTTTTCAAAAAAGTTCCGTGCGTGTGAAGAAGGGTGGGGCG